TATAAAAGTCCGCCACCATCAGCATCGAACCAGCATAGCTGGTCTTCGTGGAGTCTCCACCGCCCGAACGCCATACGGAGGTGGTAGTTGAAGTCGTCGGCATAATATCCTCTCATGCGAGTCGCCCACCAGTCTGCATGAAGTCCGCCGTACCGGTCTGATGGGCTGGGATTACGGTTACTGACGTTTTATCATAAAAGAAAAGGGGACGCAAGGCCCCCTTCCAGATCTACAAAATCTAGATCTTAGTTTGCACCGGGGCTTCCGAAGGCACCGAGCGGATCGCTCACGCCAAACGAATAACGCTCGCGGGACTTATAACGGCTGTTACCCGTATCGAAGTCCTCATCCATACCCGTCTGCATGGGCGTACGAACAAAGTGCTTCAATCCATTGGGCACGTCCGTGGTCAGGAACCACGCATTCGGATCCGTGAGCCAGTGGTTAACAGTGTAACCCTCAGGGATCGAACCGTTGTTCTTGAGCGCGTTGATGTCGTTGTCAGCCGTGCCGACCCGCTGTTCCGTTTCCAGAATACGAGTTGCAACGAACTGCAGTGACGGAGGCACAATCAGCTTGCGGGGTTTAGCCGCAATCAGGAGCCCACGCTCATCGGTCCATGCAGCGATCTGAATAACAGCCGCCTCAAGCGAGGTTTCGTTCAAGTCAGCGCCGACGGTCGGACGGTTGCTGTTCGTGCCACCGGAGATCAAGGGATGATCGGTCGCAAACAGAACCTTGCCATCGCCGTAGGTCGGACCACCCGTGAAACCTTGGTTCAGGATGTTGGCCGCTTTGACCTGCTTGGTGTACGCCATAGCCCGTGCGAGCGCTTTGGTGTAGCGGGCCGAGAGACTGTCGTACAGGTTGTCTTCCATCGCCTCTTGGGTGATCGAAAAGCCCATTGCAATCGTCTCGTGCACGTACCGTGCGGTCCAAGCTTCCTGAGCATTGTCGTAGGTCATCGCCGCGCCTTCGGCTTTCACCGGGGCTGCAGAGAAGCCGGACAGCTTGGTCTCTTCCTCGAAGGAACGCTCGGAGGTCTCGGTTTCAAAGATCTCTTTGTGCTCTTCAGGGTAGCGGTTGTACTCCAGACCAAACAGGGCATTAAGTCCCGGGAGGAGTTCTTTAAGTAGCTGGGAACGTGAAATAGCCATGATCTACTCCTTAAACACCAGCGGTGGCGTTATAGGTGTGGTAGGTGGCGTTGAACTTGACAATGAACTCAACGAAGTTACCCGAAGTGTTCTTAGTGTCAGGCACAACATCCACAACCCGGATCGGCAGAATCGTGGTGACGTTATTGATAAACACGCCCATACGACTGTTGCCGGTGTTGGTCAAACCGGTGTTAAGGACCAGTTCTGCGTTACAAGCAATCGCGTTGCCACGAGAGATGTAAGCAGGTAGCAGACCGCCAGCCGCATCATCAGCCACCGCACTCGTGACGTTCACGACCTTGAACAGGGCGTTGGGGTCGTCACAAATGTAGGCTTCGATGTCGTCAGCAACGGTGCTCGCGGGGTAGTACTGCGAGTAGACCTTTTGCTTGGTCACAGGGCTGGTGTACGAACATCCCAAGAACACACCCACCACGCCAGCGACGGGAGAGGTTTGGTTCTGAAGGGTCGTGATGATGAGAGTGCCATCATTCTTGTACTGAACCACGTCACCATAAAAAATGGCAGTACCGTAGTTAGACGCGATAGGGATAGCACGGGTAGCACCCGCAAACGGTAGACCACCGATCAGATTGACCGGACGGAGGCCGTAGGGTGCATTAACAGTGGGGTAAGCCATGTCATGCTCCTAAGTTTAAGATCCAGATCCGAAAGTAACCCGAGTCTTGTGCTCACGATAGAGCGGCATTCGCGGGTCGTTCTCTCGCATAAGGTTGTTGTCAACTGCCTGCATGTTCGCACTCGCTTGAGCGTTGTAGTACTCGTTACGATCCGCGACCATTTCAGTGGGGGTTTTACAAAGCATCAGTCCACCAATCACCACGTTGTCCTTGAACTTGTCGTTCTCGGCAGTCATCAGAGTGATTTCGGGATGATCCGAGGCTTTGACGGGCTCCCAGCCCTCACGCAATTTTGAGGCTACATTACGTGGATCAGACTGACCACCCATTGCAATACGAACCCAGCGAAACTCGTACCCCGGCTCCGGATTCGGAGAGGGCAGCAACTCGGGCGGACGCCAAGAGCGTTTCCGAGTGGTCTTTTCGCGGGTTGTCAACTCACGATCAAGTCTGTTCTCAGCCATTTTGTTTCCCCATTTCTTTAGCAAACTGTCGTCCATACTGCTCTGGAGTAAGACCAAGCCGTCGAGCGAGGGCTACTTGCCTTTCGGTCAGCACGATCTTCCTAGGCGCGGTGCTGCGCGTTACAGGCGCTACGACAGTTGATTGTTGGCGCGGCTTTGGAGCCGGTTTTGCTTCTTCAACTTCTTCGATGTCATCGAATCGGTCTGGGAAGACTTGGCGCATACGAGAGTTAATACGCTCGTAGTATTCTTCACTCTTAGGGTCGATACCCTCGCGGACTAGTCTTTGGTGCAACCCCAACGCTAGGCTAGTCATCTCCTCATCAGACCCAAACCAAGGATTCTGGTCGCGCCAAGCAAGCGCTTTTGGGTCCACCTGAGGTGTTGGGGTGGTTGTAGATTGCTGTTGTACAGTAGTTTCTGAGGTTTGTAAAGGGGTAGGTTTCCAATTCGCCAACCGCTCAGCGCGCATCTTAGCCGCAGTAAGTGCTTCTTGGGCCTCTACGACCTTATCAGCATCCCCTGACTCGTATGCTTCCTTATATTGCCGCTTCGCCTGATCCAGCTCTACAGCAACCCGTGCTTTAGCCTGCTCGACCATAGCATTCTGGGTTGTTGATGAGTGAGTTTTCAGGCGTTGGTTCTCTTCCAACAACTGTTGCGCAAGACGTACAGCCTCTTCCCGTTCCCGCTGTGCAGCTTCAGCTCGACGACGCTCGTCGTGGTACCCCTTGGAGAGGTGTTTGATCCGTTTCTGGATCTTCTCCGAGTACTCACCAAGCTCTTCTTCCGTCACATCGGGCGGCGGCTCCGAAGGTTTACGACCTCGGTCTTTAGGAGGTGTGTCGTCCACAACCTCAATCTCGACATCCTTTTCTTTAGCCGCAGGGGCAGCAGGGGTGTCACTTTCAATCTCAATCTGAATTTCTTCAGCTTGAGGCTTTTCTTTCTGTTCCGCTTCACGCTCGTGAGGGAACTTGAATTCAAGTTTCTCGAAGGTCATACTCGTGTCACTCCTCTCGGGTCGCTGACCACAGCTTCGATGCTGTCGTCGTTCATCAGGCGATATTCCACACCGGCTACTTTGAACCGAGTGCCCGTATTGGCACGGAACATCACGAAATCGCCCACTTTACACCACGGCCCGTTAGGGAACCGATCTGAATCCGAATATGCTTGTGGCCCCATATCAAGTACAGCACCCACGATAGACAGGATTTGCTCCTGCTGCATGGTTCGCTCAGCCTTGGCAATACCAGACTCAAACTTCTCTTCGACAGTTGGTAGCGCAATCAGCAATTTATAGCCGACGGGTACAGGCAGTTGTGCCTCAAGCTCCTCTTGTGAGGGGGTAATATCACTCATTGTCATCATCCTGATTAGCTCGCGCAAGGTCTCTGATTTCACGCTGTGCGGTCTCTAGACCCCGGATCAAGCCACACAGATCCCGGTACTCGGCGTAGTCCTTTACAGACCCTTGAGCCAATACCTCGATTGCAGAGGAGCGGTGCTCCTCGATACTTTTAAGCAGCACGTCAAAGACGGTTTTAGCCATGATCAACCCTTACCAGCCATAAGTTTCGCCGCATCCAACTTCAATTTCTGCTGGTCAAGCTGGATGTCAGCCGCATCTTTAGCAGCCTTCCTCTGGACCTCCTGCTGTTTTACCTGCAGCTCAGCCTGCTGAAGCTGGAACATTGGATCTTGTTGGATCTGCTGGGCTTGCTGCTGCGCAGCCTGCGCTTGGTGCATCTGAGTGAGTTGCTTACCTGCATCAGCCACGAGCCGAGCCAACTGAACTTCCATTTCCTCAGGCAACTCCGCATCCGGTACGGGCAGCGGAGCCCCAAGCCGCTCTTCGATCTGTTTCCGGTATGAGAAGGCCAGATGCTCTGCCACGTGAGCCTGAAGTGAAGCCATAATCTGCTGGGCCATGGGGTTCTGTCCGATAGCCTGAGCAATCATCGGGTCCTGCATGAACGACATGTGTGTCGCAATATGCGCGTCGTGGTCTTGGTAGATGAATGCCTTCAGGGGCTTGCCCGTCAGCGCTCCCATATTCTCGCTCACCGGGTCACGGGGCTTCTGATCCTCTGCCAGCGGGACGATCTTCTCCGCCTGCTTGATGCCCAAGGTCTCCAGCATCTGCCTGTGGAGGAACGGCAAGTCATAGATCTGAGGCGCAGACTGCGCCATCTGGAATGCAGCTTGGTACTGCACCACCCGCTGAGCCATAGTCGAGGCGTTCGGGTCGCTAACCGGTATCACTTCAACCAGCGCATAGTCCTCAGACCGGGCTCTCCGGTCTACCCCTTCCGGGATGTAGTCATATGGCTCGTCGGCGTACTCAGCGATCAGCGCCTTCAGGAGCTTGAACTCCTGCTTCATAGCAAAGTGCACCCGGGCCTGTACTGCAGCCATGGGCTTGAGTGTGCGTTCGAGCAAAGCGAGAGTTGTTCCAACCGGTGCATTAGCACTCATGTCGGAGATGTTCATGTCACTGATAGCACCCAGCCTGCGGGCCTCAGCCGTAATCTTCTCAAGCAGGGCTGCTAGAACTTGGGAGGGCTCCTTGTATGGGAGCGTCATGATGTTGTCTTTGACCGAGCCTGACGGCACGTCTACATCCCTGAACTCACCCGGCGCGATGGGTGTATCGTCGCCCTTGATACGGAGGCCACGGCTTTTCAGGCCACCCGGCAGGTTTGAGAGAGTGCCAGCGTCCACAAGCTGGCGGATGATGGATGTCCCCGCCCGAGCGTAACCCCCGATGATGTGGATCAGTCCCAAGCAGTAGAACCCGAATCCCGGGACGTAACCGTAGTGCACGAAGTGCTGGCGAGGAAGCTGCAGCGTATCTGTGGGGTCCCAGTTCCGCCGGACGGCCAAGACCTCGGTCGTGCCCTTATCAATAGTGATTACGTATGGCTTGGGGAGGTCGTCCTCGTCGTCGATTCCGTCGATGGTTGTCTGGACGTGGACTTCATATATAGCGTACCGGTCGTCTGAAGTAAGCTCATACCCACCCTCTTCTGCTTTCTTCTTCTCAATATCACTGAAGAAGGCAACCGGCTCACCCAGCTCCACATCCCGATAGAACCCAGATGCCTGCAGGTGCAGGATGTCGTTCTTGGTCTTACGCATGATGTGCGTGATGCGCTCAGCCGTCTCGATGTGGCTGGTGCCGTATGGCACGATGACATCTTCCGCAGGGATGTAGAGTGATACCGGACGCCCAAGCCGAGGGTCGTAGTAGACCTTCTTGAACGCCGATCCCGCAAGCCCCAAGCTGTACAGCATCCGCTCGTGCTCATTGCGATACTCCACCATGCGTTCAGTTAGCTGGTAGTTCATATCGGCACGAACCCGGGCAGCGGCCTGTTCTTTTACCCGGTCGATAGCCCCCATGATCTTGGTCTTGACTGGACCTTGGGCCGGAAACGTCTCGCTCATGGTCTCCGCTTGGAACCGTATCGCAGCCTCAGCCAACACTGTCGAATACACCCCGCAGGCATCCTCCCACGGGTCGGTCCGCTCCTCATACTTGAACCCCAGCACTTCTAGGCCCTTGACATAGGTATCCGCCCAGTCCTTACGAGCCGTGACGTCAGCGTCAACCAACCCCATCAAGTCGGATGCAAGCGTAGAGAGTGTGTCCTCCGGCAGGTGATCTGCCAGATTTGCATCGAATGGAATCTCTTCTAGGGCCTCGTCCGGCATCAGAGTGATCTCCATCCCACCATCACTGATGGTGACCGACTCAGGATCCTCAATCTGGATCTCAAGTGCAGGTTCTTCATTCTCCAAAGCCGAGAGCCCCACAGGAGCCGCATAGAGACCTTTCTCAATCATGTTCGTTGCCATACTGGCTCCTAGTAGTAGCCGCGCCGAGGCGCAACGTAATCGTCATCATCCACATTGTCTGAGGCTAGCCGTAAAAGGCCACCCTTACGAATCCTGATAAGAGCTAATGAGCAGGCGTCCACTGCATCGTCGTGCTCCCCCGCAGGAAAAGCCAAGAGCTCGTCCACCACCTCTGACGCCCACCATGTCTCAGGGAACCACACCTGACCACTTGTGAACATATCGCTGATAGCATTCACCCTCGCTATCTTATCCTGCCCCTTACCCGGGCTGAACTCCTGCACATATATACCTGAGCGCCGCATCTCATCGACCAGCGGCTGGCCCGACGCCTTAGTCTCAATAATCACTGTGTCTGGGTTCCAGTCCTTCACTTGCTGCAGAGCAGTACGTTTAAGCTCGGGGAACTCATATTTCCCCCTAACACAGTTTAGCAGGATGATGTTATCTACACCGTCCTCGTTCTTCCACACGCCCCATGTCTGGCACACAGAGTAGTCTGACCGCTCCTTGGTTGTGAGGGCCGTATCCCATGCCTGCACTGTGTAATCTACATCTGGAGGGTCCTGCTGAGTCCACCACCGAATGTCATCTTTCTTGATGATTGCAGCTTCTTGGGCTGTCGGCGTCTGCTGATACTGCGCGTTCCACTGCCATGCTGGCATGGAAGCCTTGGTTCTAAGGAGCGATTCGAGCGACCACTGCTCCGGCCAAAGCGATTTCTGCACCTCGGAGTGAGATTCCGGATCGTCTGGGTCGTAATTGGGGTTAGGCGAGGTGAGGATGGCCGGGAATTCAAAAATTTCGTACTGATCTGCATCTGGATTCATGGCGGCGTCTTTTGTCAGACGCCCAATCAGATCCCGCAAGTGCCACCTTGTATGGAGTATGGCTAAGCGCCCTCCCGGCATTAAACGAGTCCGCAAACCTGCACGGAACCACTCATACACAACGTCTAGAGAGGCTGTATTTCCTGCTTTGAGGTCCTGTTCCGATAAGGGATCGTCAACAATGGCAAGGTGGGCACCTCGTCCAGCAAGAGCACCCCCCACACCGATGGCAAACACCTCTCCGCCCTTGGTAGTGTTCCATTTCCCAGCAGCTTTAGCGTCGGCTGCGATGTTTACGCCCGGGAAAACCTCTTTATAGAGGTCGGACTGCATCAAATTCCGCACTTTTCGGGCCATATCGACGGCCAAATCGGACGTGTGAGACGCCAAAATCACCTTATGGTCGGGGTTCCGACCCAAGTACCATGCCGGAAAGTAGATGGAAATCATCTGCGACTTACCAAATCGAGGTGGCATAGACACTGCAATCCTGTCTTTAGCCCCTTCTTCGATCTGCATCAGCAGCCCGCCTAAGCGTTTCAGGTGGGTCCCAAACTTGTATTGAGTGTCCACATGCGCAATAAAGGCCAAGAAGTCGTTCTGGCACAGAGCGATGCGTTTGCGCTTCTCAATCTCTTCTAGCAGGGTGAGCGTCTCTAGCATGTCCTTTGTCGACATGTTCTTGAGATTTGAGAGCAGCTTCGCCGCTTCTTCACGGGTGAATGCGCTCATTCGCCCAGCACCTCCTCTACCGTCGGCAGCTTCGGAGGCTCCTCAATCATCTCAATCGTCTTAGTCAGCCGCTCCCGCAGTAGCTGTTCCAGCTCTTCAGTCGGCCTGTGCCGCATCGTCACTTCAGTCTTGTCCGTGAACAACCCCACGTCAGAGATCTTACCCAGCATCTCATAACACTTGAGCCGCACACGAGGATCTGGGTGGGTGCTGTCTTCAATGAGCTTATTAGTTACGTACGTGCGTATCTGCTGAGCAGACTGCACAACCGTCTTGTCGTACTCGTCCAGAATCGCCTTGAGCTGCACAACGGTACCCGGGGAGGACAGAACCACTTCGGTTGGCTTAATCGTTCCAGACAGCACTCCACGGGCTGTGGTGGCATCCACATCCGTTACTGGCACGTCGTCATAGATCTCAGCCACGCTGTTGAATGCAGCATTGATTCGCGCCTGCAGATCTTCAAATGTAGGCGGGTAGTCCGCAAATGGGACATCAGTATCTATAGATACTACTTGCATGTAAGACGCACTCCTAAGAGGTGCACATAGTTTATATAGTGCGCTGGCGGTGTCAAGGGGTTGGCTGTGTTAAGTTGTGTTGTTGGAAATTTAGCAAAAATTTTTGAGGGGCTCGTTCTTTGAACGAGGGGGGTACTTCGCTAAAGACGCTAACCAAACTCGCCTAGCCGTAGCCGCGAAGCGGCGGAGGAATTGGGGTTGGGCGTAGTTAACTTAGTGATGTTGGGTGAGGATGGAGTTAACTTAGTAAAGTTGGGTGAGGATGTGGTGGGCGTGGATTTCGCACTCAGTGTATAGGCGCGTGGGTCCCATCGCGCCAAAAGGGGTTCCCCCCGCCCGGTGGGGGTCAGTTATAACCGTTATAAGTGGGGCTCAGACTTGACAAGGTGAACTTAACAGAGTAGAGTTTGGGTTGTGGACGCAATCACGCGCCACATAACTCAGGAGTTACACACATGGATACGTCTAACAAACTGGTCAATGCTCTCGCCGCTGCCCTCGAAACCTTCTCGCAGGGTTATGACCTGATAGCCGAGACGCAAGCCCGGGTCAGCGCTGACCGGACCAAGGCGATCAACTTTGCGATTGATACCGCAAAGGCGGAGG